CTGGAGATAGAACTTTTGATACTTGGACTATCACTGTTATTAACGATACTGATTTTTCAATTCGTTCTGCATTTGAAAAATGGATGAATACCATCAATAAAATGGATAATGCTACTGGATTGACAGATCCTGCATTATACCATAAAGATGCAACTGTTCACCAACTAAATCGTGATGGTGGTGTTCTGAGATCTTATAAGTTCTGGGACATTTTCCCAACTAATATTTCAGCAATTGATGTAAGTTATGAGACTGGTGATACTATTGAAGAGTTTACAGTAGAACTTCAAGTTCACTGGTGGGAAGCATATAAAGGAACCGGCACCGGTGCTGGTGGAGAAGACATTAGCTAAATAGTAAGATAACAAGAGTTTAACTTTATAATATGGCAAAACTTTTTGGTTTTTCTATTGAAGATAGCAACAAAAAATCCACTTCTATAGTTTCCCCCGTCCCGCCTAATAACGACGACGGGGTTGATAATTATATTGCAAGTGGATTTTATGGTTCATATGTAGATATTGAGGGTGTTTATAGAACAGAACAAGATTTAATTAAAAGATATCGTGAAATGGCGTTACACCCAGAATGTGACAACGCCATTGAAGATGTTGTCAATGAAGCAATTGTAAGTGATTTATATGATTCTCCTGTAGAAATTGAACTTTCAAACGTAAATGCTAGTGATAAATTAAAAAAATCCATTAGAAATGAATTTAGATATATTAAAGAAATAATGGACTTTGATAGAAAGTGTCACGAAATCTTTAGAAATTGGTATATTGATGGTAGAGTATATTATTTAAAAATTATTGATATAAAAAATCCTCAAGCAGGAATTCAGGATTTAAGATATATTGATCCAATGAAAATGAAATATATCAGACAAGAAAAGAAAAAAAATAATAAAGATAACTTATCAGTAAGAAATTTAAATGTAGATGATGGTTATAATAATATTTCACCAGAAATAGAAGAATATTTTTTATATACACCATCAAATGCATATGCGGGCAGTTTAACTTCTGGAATGGATAGACAAAAAAATTCTATCAAAATTGCAAAAGATTCTATAGTATATTGCACATCTGGATTAGTTGATAGAAATAAAGGAACGGTTTTGTCTTATTTGCATAAAGCAATTAAGTCACTCAATCAACTTCGTATGATTGAAGATTCCTTGGTTATCTATAGATTATCTCGTGCTCCAGAAAGAAGAATTTTCTACATTGACGTAGGCAATCTTCCCAAAGTAAAAGCAGAACAATATCTTAGAGATGTTATGATGAGATATCGTAACAAACTAGTATATGATGCAAATACTGGTGAAGTTCGTGATGATCGTAAATTTATGTCTATGATGGAAGATTTTTGGCTTCCAAGAAGAGAAGGTGGTAGAGGAACCGAAATTACAACCTTACCTGGTGGACAAAACCTTGGTGAACTTGCAGATATTGAATATTTCCAAAAGAAACTTTATAGGGCACTTGGAGTTCCAGAATCGAGAATTGCGAGTGATGGTGGATTTAATCTTGGTCGATCATCTGAAATTTTAAGAGATGAACTTAAATTTGCTAAATTTGTTGGACGTTTGAGAAAAAGATTTGCTCAAATGTTTAATGATATGTTGAGAACGCAATTGATTCTCAAAAATATTGTTTCACCAGAAGATTGGGAACAAATAAGTGATCATATTCAATATGATTTTCTATATGATAATCAATTTGCGGAATTGAAGGAATCTGAACTTTTAAATGAAAGATTGGGAACTTTGGCAACAATTGAACCATATATTGGCAAATATTATTCCACGGAATGGGTTCGTAGAAAAGTACTTAGGCAAACTGATTCAGAAATGATTGAAATTGATGAGCAAATAGAAAAAGAAATTGCTGATGGCATTATTCCAGATCCAAATTCAGTAGATCCAATTACTGGAGAACCTTTACCACCAGAAGGTTCTTCTGGACCACTTGGACAAGTTCCAATGGAACCAGATATGGATCAACAAGGATCTGCAACAGATGCTCAGGTACAAAAAGATACTAAAAAGGCAGAAATATAAATAAAGTATACTGTTATATTAATTTTATGGAAGAAATTGTAAATTTGATTAGCACTGACGCTGCGGCATCTAAAATTAGTGATGAAATTAAAAATGCTTTATTTGCCAAAGCATCTGAGAGAATTGATGCTTTCAGACCAGTAATTGCAACTGCAATGTTTGATCAAACTGAGACAGAAACAGAGGAAGAATAATGCCTATAACAAAAATGGTGGCGACACAAGTAGCCACTCCAACTACATCAGGAACTGCATCAAGTATTACACAAGCAACTTGTGTGAGATTACACAATGATACTGGTGGAATTGCAACCGTAGGTATTTCAACAGTAGTTGGTGCTGGAACAACTATTTTCTTTACTATGCCAGCAAATTCTGTTGAGTTTTTGGCTAAATTGCCAACAGAGGTAATTTATACAAGTCCAGCAATTAAAGCAGCAAAAGTAGGATTTACGAATTAATAAAAATGAAACTCATCACAGAAGAAATTCAAAAAGTAGAATTTATTGTCGAAGGCAAAGGTTCTGATAAAAAAATGTTCATTGAAGGAATTTTCCTTCAAGGAGACATTTGCAATCGTAATGGAAGAATGTATCCTATGGCAACTCTCTCGAAAGAAGTTTCCAGATACAATGAAAATTTCGTTCAAAAAGGCCGTGCTCTTGGAGAACTTGGACACCCAGATGGTCCAACAGTAAATCTAGATCGTGTTTCTCATAAAATTGTTTCTCTTACTCAAGAAGGTACAAACTTTAGAGGTAAAGCACAACTTCTAGAAACTCCAATGGGTAAGATTGCAAAATCTCTCATTGGTGAAGGAGTTTGTCTTGGGGTTTCTTCTCGTGGTGTTGGATCACTTAAGATGACCAATGAAGGTCATAAAGTTGTTGGTGAAGATTTTATGCTAGCAACTGCTGCTGATATCGTTGCCGATCCTTCTGCTCCTGATGCATTTGTTCAGGGAATTATGGAAGGTAAAGAATGGGTTTGGGAAGGAGGAATTCTTCGTGAGCAACTTGCTTCTAAAACTCAAAGAAGAATTAACACTCTTATTGACCAAAGAAAACTCGATGAACACAAATTAAATTTATTTCAAGAGTTTCTTTCAAATCTTTAAATTATAAATAAATATAGATTAATACAAAAATATCTAAACAAATGTCCGTTGGTAGCAATTTACAAGAAATGGAAAACGTAGTAACCAAAGGCGCTGCTGCAGCTGAACCAATGCATAAGTTAACCACAGGTATCCCTGATGGTCAAACTACTAGTTGGGAAGATCTCGGTGGCCCTACTCCAGAAAATTACAAGTCAACCGATGATTCGGCAAAACTTAAGGATCCTTCTGCAACTCTTGCTCAAGTCAAGAATGTTGTAAATAAAGGTGCTAAGTCTGCAGATCCTATGCAGCATATGCCAAAACCTGTAAAAGAAGAATCCGAAGATGAAGAGGATCTAGTTGATGAAGAAGAACTGGAAGATGATGAAGAAGTAGTCTTTGAAGCTGCCGACGAGGACGAAGAAGAAGAGGAAGAGGACGAAGAAGACGAAAAGGAAAAGAAGGGTAAGAAAAAGAAAATGGAAGAAGAGTTAGACATCGAAGAAGATGTCAATGCTCTCCTTGAAGGTGAAGATCTTTCCGAGGAATTCCAAGAGAAAGCACGTACCATCTTTGAAGCCGCAATTAAAACAAGAGTTGCTGAAATCAAAGAACAAATTCAAGAAAAATATGAAGTACAACTTGTTGAGCAAGTTGCTGCTATTAAAGAAGAACTTGTAGATCGTGTCGATGCATACCTTGAGTATGTTGCCGACGAGTGGATTCAAGAGAATGCACTTGCAGTTGAGCACGGTCTCAAGACTGAAATGACCGAATCATTCCTCCAAGGAATGAGAGGTCTTTTTGAAGATCATTATGTAACAATCCCTGAAGATAGATATGATGTAATCGAGAGCATGGTAGATAAACTTGATGAAATGGAAGAAAAACTCAACGAGCAAATTCAAAGAAATGTTGCTCTGAATAGAAGATTAGCAGAGTCGGTTGCTGATGTAATCTTTGCAGAAGTCACTGAGGGTCTTGCACTTTCTCAGAAAGACAAACTCGCTTCTCTTGCCGAAAATGTTGAGTTTGATAGTGAAGAGAACTATCGTGAGAAACTAGTAACACTGAGGGAATCATATTTCCCATCTAATGCTGGTACTCAAAGAAATAATTCAGAGACAATTTCTGAGGGTATTGAAAACCTACATCAACCAGTTTCTGGTTTGATGGAATCATATCTTCAAACTCTGAATAGAGTTTCTAAAAAGTGATTTATAGATCATACATAGTCAAACTAACTTTTTAAAAGAGGTAAATTCAAATGCAAATGTTCAATGCAGAACAACTGCAGGAGAAGTGGGCACCACTCTTAGACCATCAAGGTCTCGGTGACATCAAAGATGCACATCGCAGAATGGTAACCAGATCGGAAGAGCGT